GTGCAGCTTATTGGAGTAATAAAGTAAAATGGTAGGAGGTTACAATGGGTTTATATTCAAACATACACGCTAAAAGAAAGAGTGGCAAGACCATGAAGAAAGCAGGTGACAAAGGCGCACCAACTGCTAAAGATTTCAAGGCTGCTGCTAAGACAGCAAAGAAGCCAGTTAAGAAAACAGTTAAGAAGAGAGGGTACTAGGTATGAAAGGTGTTAAGCATTATTTAAAGAATGGTACTGAATACAAAGGTAAGACTCATAAGCATACGTCAGGTAGAGTTATGACAGGTGCTAAACACACTGCCTCTAGTAAAGTATTGGTACATAAGAAGAAAGTTTCCTAGGGAAATTTAAAGGAGGGTATATGTTTGGACTACCAATGGAAATGATCACAATGATTCTAAGCGTCCTAGGAGGCGCTGTAATGAAGATGTGGTCACAGGCACAGTCTGATAAGGCTGAACAGCAGAAAGCTCTCATACAGCGATTCTCGGCCTCTGAGGATAGTGTAGCTAATGCTCGTGCCTATCAGAACCCTAATGCACAGTGGATCAGGAGATTCTTAGTAGTTTCTTTTATGGGGATGGCAGCTTTTATATTAACTGCTCCTCTATTAGATCTCCCTACAGTGGTACCTGTTGAAGTAACTACTGGGTTTAAGTTTTTATTCTTAGACTTTACTAACACAGTTACTGAATGGGAAACTCTAGAAGGTATGGTTACTCCTGAGTGGTTGCCTCATGCAATCATGGCAGTAGTTGGTATGTACTTCGGGCAGTCTATTGTAGCAAGAAAATAACTCTTGACTTTTCAACAAAAATATGGTATAAATATATGAATTATTTAGTAGCAGTTAACAAAGTTCTACAGCGTTTACGAGAAAGGCCAGTTGAGGCAATCACTGATACTGAGTACAGTCAACTCATTGGTTTATTTATTAATGATTCTAAACGTGAAGTAGAAGAAGCGTGGAATTGGTCAGCATTGCGAACCACTCTTACTCTTGTTACTTCTGCTGATGTGTTTAACTACGAGTTGAATGGAACACAGAATGATATTAATGTTCTAAGTGTTACAAATGCAAGTACTTATTCTTTCCTCACTTACCAAACAGCTCGTTGGTTTGATACTCAATACCTTTCATCAGCACCTGCTACTGGAGCACCTACTTATTATTCATTCAATGGTGTGAGTTCTGATGGTGATACAAAAGTTGACTTGTTCCCTAAACCAGATGGGGTTTATACAATACGATTTAACGTAGTAGCTCGTACACTAGATCTTGAAGCTGATGCTGATAACTTTAATGTCCCTGCAAACCCAGTTGTCATGTTGGCTTATGCTAAGGCAGTTGAAGAACGTGGTGAGGATAACGGACAGATGGGTAATACAGCATACATGGTAGCTAATAAAGCATTGAATGATGCTATTCAATTAGATGCAAACAAACATCCTGAAGAACTTATTTGGACTAGCTAATGGCACAACTACTCTCAACATCTATAGCAGCCCCAGGATTTTATGGTTTAAATACACAGGAAAGTAGTATTACTTTAGCCAGTGGTTTTGCCTTACAAGCCACAAACTGTGTAATAGATAAGTCTGGTCGTCTTGGCTCTAGGCAGGGTTGGATAGATCGTACAACAGCTAGTACTGCTGTTAACCTTAAAGGAATACATGAGTTTATAAGCAACTCAGGAGCTTCTACTTATATATCATGGGGTGGTAACAAGGTCTACACAGGCTTGGCTACTCTTACAGAAAGAACTCCAGTTTCTAACATTACTATTACTGCTAACAACTGGCAGGGCGTTACGTTAAGTGATCGTGCTTACTTGTTCCAACGTGGACATGATCCATTGGTTCAGCAGTCAGGTGGTTCCTTACAAAGAGTAAGAGATCACACAAACGCATCTGGTGTACCTCCTCAAGCAAACTGTGTCTTGTCTGCTTATGGTAGATTATATGCAGCAGACATTATAGGTGACAACCATACTGTACACTTCTCCGACTTGGTTACTAATAATGGAGGAGGAATTATATGGAGTGGAGGTGCTAGTGGTTCTCTAGATATATCAAAGATATGGACTAAGGGTGGAGATTCAATTGTAGCTCTCGGTGCATTTAACGGATTCTTAATAATATTCTGTAAGAACTGTATTGTTATTTACGGAGACACTAATTCTAATAACAACTACCTGACCCCATCGACCTTACGTTTAGTAGAAGTAATTGAAGGAGTGGGCTGCATAGCTCGTGACTCGGTTCAGAACACAGGTACTGATATTCTATTTTTATCTAACTCAGGTGTTCGTTCCTTGAGTAGGGTAATACAAGAGAAGTCTACTCCAATAGGCGATGTGTCTATTAATGTCCGTGATGAAGTTTCTGAGATTCTTGCTACTGAACCTATTGATAATATTAAAAGTGTTTACTCCCCTCAACATGCTTTCTACCTTCTTAGTTTCCCTACTAGTCAGGCAATGTACTGCTTTGATATGAGAGGTAAGTTAGAGAACGGAGCTTCTAGAGTTACTAAGTGGGCAGGGTTAACTCATAAAGGAATGGTTAATACAGTTGATGGTCGTCTATTCTTTGGACAGACTACAGGCATTGCTGAGTATGATGGCTACCTAGATGATGGTGTCCCTTATCGAATGCTCTACTATACTAACTACTTTGACTTTGATCAACCAACAACAACTAAGATATTAAAGACTGTAGGTATTACATTAATTGGAGGAAGTGGTCAAGCATTCACCATTAAGTCAGGTGTAGATTACTCGGATGAGTACAGATCTTATAATGCTGTAGTTAAACAAACGGCTCTATCTGAGTATAACACTGCTGAGTATAACATAGGAGAGTTTACAGGTGGTGGCAGTACAGATAAAATTAAACTAGCTCTTGGAGGAAGTGGCTCAGTTATTCAGCTAGGCTTCGAGACAGAGATAAGTGGAAATGAAGTTTCTATTCAGAAATTTGATTTATATATTAAACAAGGTAGGGTTTCATAATGAGTAATTATACAAAGTCCACAAACTTTGCTACTAAAGATAGCTTACCTGCAGGTAACGCCCTCAAGCGAGTTAAAGGTGCAGAGATAGACGATGAATTTAATGCAATATCAGTTGCGATAGCCACTAAAGCTAACATTAACAATACAGCTTTGACAGGTACTCCTACAACTCCTACAGCCTCTGCTGGAACGACCTCAGTACAGATAGCTTCTACTGCGTTTGTTGCTTCTGCAATTAGCACAGCAGTTAGTGCAGCAATTAATGGAATACCAGCCGTTACAAATGCTGTTGTTAACGCACATGCCTATCCTGTAGGATCTATCTACACAGCAATAGTAGCAACCAACCCAGCAACATTATTAGGGGTTGGTACATGGGTAGCTTTTGGCGCAGGTCGTGTACTGGCAGGTCGAGATGGTGGAGACACTTCAATGCAGACACCAGAACAAACAGGTGGTGCTAAGACGCATACGTTGACTCTTAACGAGATACCTAGTCATGTCCATGGTTACACAGGTACGGCTGGTGATGGTGACCCTGATGGTGGTGGTGATAGAGGTGGTCAGATGTATCCTAGGGCATCTGAATTAGATTATGAAGGTGGGGGTGCTCAACATAATATCATGCAGCCATACATTGTAGTTTACTTTTGGAAGCGCACCGCTTAAATTAAATACAGGACAAGGAACAAGAACATGTCAATCTTAACCTCAATAATTGGTTCAGTTGCACCATCATTAATTTCAGGATTATTCGGAGGTGCTGGAGCTAATGCAGCAGCCGCTGGATCTAGGGACGCATCAAAACTACAGCAGGATGCAGCTAACTTGGCTTACGCAGGTGGTCAGTATAAGCCATATGGAGTGACTTCTGGTTTAGGTACTTCTTCTTTTAAAGATGGTCAATCTTCATTTGCATTAGACCCTCGCTATCAAGCACAGCAAGATCAGATGATGGGACTAGGTAGTCAAGCCTTTGGTGCTGCTGGTGGCGACTATAACCAACTAGCAGATCAGTTCTATAATCAACAGCGTGACTTAGGTGCTGGTTCTCGTAATGCGGAGGCCATGAGGCTAGGTGAGAGTATGTTTGGCACTGGCTCTAGTGGTCTTCGTATGGGTGCTGAGAGCTTAGGTGCTAGTGGAGGTGGTATGTTGTCTCCTCAAGGATATGGATTTGCTCAAGCATTTGCACAACAGGATGCAGCAGATCGTTACAATGCATTTGATAGAGCACAACAGCAGCGACAGACCGATATTGGTATTGGTCAAAGCATGTTAAATTCTTCTCAAGACCTTGATAATATGGGACTAAAGCAACAAGAGTTGGGCGGTATGTTCGGTAACTACGCTGCTAATGCTGCTAATGCTGCAGGTAGTAACTTAGTATCAGGTATGTCAGGTGCTGCTGGAAATCTTCAGGATGCAGGCATGGCTAAGTCAGGTGGTTGGACAGGTATTGGTAATGC